GACTTGATGCTTGCCCTTATTAGTACAGAAGAGTTAGAACAGTTAGGTCAAATCATGGTGAAGCAATTGAAGAATCGTTACGCTGATCCTACAACTAACAAACGATTCATGATTGGTGTTGACAGAGCAAGAATGAAACTGTTTGACTTAGAAGATTCGCAAGCAGGTCTAACTGACTCAGGCGCATCTAAGTACGATGATACACCAGTGTTCGACAGGAAAAATATAAAAACTGACTTCGATGGAATAAAGTTCTAAACTTTATAAATAGTGAGAAAGGGAGGTCTCACTATGGCTGAAGAAGAAAAGAAACAATTTCATCCTGCCGATACAAACGGCGATGGTCAAGTCAGTGAAAAAGAACACGAAATGTACATGGAGTTCAGACGCAAAGAACTCGAAGATAAAGATGCTCAGAGAGATGCTATTCGTAAGATGGCTTGGTTCTCTCTTTGTGGATTGTTAGTATATCCTATTGGTATTGCTATCACTTCATTGTTAGGCATGGAACAAGCAGCACAATTGATTGCTGATATTGCTCCTACATACTTTGCTTCAATTGCAGTATTGGTATCCGCTTTCTTTGGTGCTGATGCTATTAGTAAGAAATCACAATAATGCAATAAAAAGAAATTTATATTATGTGGAACAATTTGTATACGAGAGAAGTACAGCACGATAGATTTCCGATGTTCGAAAATATTTTCGGAGAAGTTGGAGATTCGACGGTATTAGACTACGGTGGTAATACTGCGAATCTCCTTTTCTTTTCTGAAGGAAAGATAAAAGAAGAAAACTACACTTGTATCGATCTAGACAAAGAAGCATTGAGGATAGGAAAGGAAGATTTTCCTAATGCAGAGTTTCTAAAGTTCAATAGATACAATTGGGCATATAATCACGACGGTGACTATCATGCCGACTATCCCATCCTAAGAAACGGAAGCGTTGATTACATTTTTTCATACAGCGTTTTCAGTCACTCAGATTTTCTAGACCTTATTATCACCCTACAATGGATGAAGACATTAAGTCCTAAGAAAATTGCCATCAGTATCATTTCAACCGAAGACAAAGTATTAACAAACTGGTTCTGGCAGAGACGAGTTCAGGAGTATGGAGAATGCGTAGACTTCAGACCCGATATAGCAAACTGTACTTCTACCTTCTCTCTATTTGACAACAATTTTATCGTCACTGGACAGACAGCGTTACAAGAATATGATTCTAGGCATCTTATCACTATATACAATCCAGACTGGCTCGTAGAACATCTGGCCAGAGAAGGATTTGACGCCAGAATAGAGCGTCCTGCTGGTAGTTATGCTTCCTTCATTATAATTGACGGCTAAGGTGCCGCAAGACAGAGCTTCTGGTGACGATTCTAAGTTATTGTTTTTATTGAGATTTAAATACTTGACAGCCTGTCTATAATTAGCTATAATGGTTATATGAAATTGAGTTGTAAGTCATTGATTCTATTGGGCGAAAAAAAGCAAAAAAAGTTAAAATAATGCTTGACATTTGCTAAAGTACCCTGTATAATGTACTTATAAACTGAAAAAACAAGCTGTGAGGGCTAATATTATGACAACTACTTGGAACCGTGACGATCTTGTTGGTTATATCTCAGACCGATACAAGGAGCTGAATGGCATTCGTCCTCGCTTTAATTGGGACGAGTGGAGCACCGAAGAGCTTGAGGCAGAGTGTGATAGCCTCAGTGCTCAGATCGAGTACGAGATCCATCGTGATCGCCTCGAAATGGAGGCGGCTCTTGGCGCCATGCTGGAGTATGCTCCAGATTTCGAAACTGCCCAACGATGGGCAAAGGAGTTTGTGTAATGAGAGCATCTAACTATCCTTGTCAGGTCGAATTGGTGAAGTATCATCTCGGCGGTATGAAAGAAGGTATGCATACCTGTGAGAAAATGGGCTTTCTAAGCTGGAACGATGCCTGTACATGGGCAGGTTCAGTGACTCAAAGCCCTAAGGTTTCGTATGTCGTCCTTGAGATGCGTGACGTAAAAACAGGCGAAATTGAGAAATTTTAATGCTTGACATTGTGCTTCCTAATGTGTATAATGTCAGCATGTTTAAAGAATTTGAGAGTGATCTCAAATAGCGACCGCAAAGTCGTTTAATTTTAATGTTAATAATCTAAAGGTGATTATATTATGGCTACAACTACTACAACTAAAACTGCTAAGGCAGCTCCTGCTAAGAACCAGAACGAAAAGATCCTCAAGTTTCTTCGTTCAGGCCAATCTTTGACTGAAGCACAAGCAGCTTCTATGTTCGGTGTTAAGCGTGTAAGCGCCCGAGTTCAGGAACTCCGTGCAGCAGGCTATCCTGTTTACGCTAATGTAAACAAGTCAGGCAAAACTGCTTATCGTCTAGGTCGTCCTAGCCGTGCAATGATTGCCGCAGCTTATGCAGCCGCTGGATCAAAAGTATTCAGCTAGTAGTAATGTCCTGGGCATGATGCGAAACTGCCCACTCAAATTCATTAGGAGGTAATATGGCAAATCATGTTGATAACTACATTCAAGTTCAAGGCAGTGCAGAAGCAGAAGCCGAATTTGAGCGAATCTTTGGAGGACTTATTGGTGATGACAAATCATTGTTTGATGCCGAGTTTCTTCCAAGAAACGAAGATGGTAAGGTAGACATAGATTCAGTAGGCGCTAAATGGGCATTTGTCGAAGATGCTGCCGATGATTATGCTTGCGTTACTTCAGCATGGTCTGCCGTATTACCTTTTGTTGAGTTTCTAGGTGACCACCTGTTAGAAATTGACGAGAAGGTTCGAATTACTTGTCAATTTACAGATGAAGGTTACAACTTTGTTGGCTCAGCTTTATATCATGACGGCTACATCATAGCAGACGAAGAGTACTATGAAGATTTAGTCGAGGCTCGTATGTCATATCTTTCTGCTAACGGCGAAGAAGTGCCAGAAGATTCTGATGAGTATGAACCATGGGAAGATGACGGTTGGCATGATTTTGTTAATGATAGAGTTCATGCGATAGAAGTCGATCTATTGGAAACTTGTGAAAATGCAGCATAGTACAGATAATTTTGAGTACACTAGAGGTATAACAGCCTCTACTTTTGATCTACTACACGCAGGTCACATCACTATGCTCAAAGAAGCGCACAATCAGTGCGACTATCTTATTTGTGCGTTACAAACTGATCCTACAATCGACAGACCCACAAGTAAGAACAAGCCTATTCAATCTTTGGTAGAGCGATACATTCAACTTGAAGCAGTAAAGTATGTTGATGAGATTGTGGTGTATCAAACCGAAAAAGATTTAGAAGATTTGCTTCGGGTTATGGATGTTCAGACTCGTATTCTCGGCGAAGAATATCGTAATTGTAATTTTACAGGCAAGGACATTTGTGAGGCTCGTGGTATTAAACTTTATTTCAATAAACGAGAACATAGTTTTTCTACAACTGAATTGAGAGAACGAATTTATGCCGCTAAACCAATCAGTGTTAAAGCTGTTCCTTGAGGATTGGGAATTTAATATGAATGAATCAGATGTGAAAAGAAAGATCGCAAAGGTAGTTATCGCTGGTCGTAAGTCGTTAGATCCTTCTTTCAAAATGTATTGGAAAAATACGGCTAAAACTTTGGCGACTAAATATGATGTGAACCTATCAGAAATAGAAAAATGCCCGGAGTTTTATTATGAACCTAAAGTTAGTAGCATGCACTAAAGTTTACAAAAACATTGGTAGCATGGAAGTACCAATGTGGCGGTGTGTGGATGGTAATGAATATATCATCGAACGCTTTAAGAAAGAGCCTAAGTGGAAACAAGTTGGAGAAGCAATCACTAAGTTTCAACATATCCTCGAAGGCAAGTTAGAAGTAGATTTGAAAGAAATATATGCTGGCTTTGAACTGTATGACAACAATTCACTGACACACGGAGAAAATTTTCAGCTTCAAGAGGGCGGAACAATTGACTTTCCAGCAGAAGATGTCACCAAGATTGATGTAACGGAAGCAATGGATGGCATCAAAGGACTGTAGATTTACAATCGGGTACACTTACTACAATGAACCTGAACTACTTCGACAACAACTAAATCTTTGGAAGCATTATCCACATCAAGTTGAAATAATACTTGTGGATGATGGTTCTGAAGAATTTCCTGCATACGATATTGTAAAAGATTTCGACTATCCAAACTTTCAATTATGGCGTGTAGATGAAGATTTGGGATTTAATAGTCATGGTTGTCGCAATCTAATTGCTGAAATAGCAACTTGTGATAACATATTATTCTCCGATATTGATTGTCACTTCTCACCTGAAACAATTGCGTTTCTAAAACGAGTAACATTCAATCCAGAAAGATTGTACTATTTTTCTTTCTACTCTTCCTCCTCATTCGAGTATCATCCTTGGCCAGGCCATCCCAACGTCTTTGTTATCAATAAAGATAAATTTTGGGAAGCAGGTGGATATGACGAGTCTTTTACTGGTTGGCATCATGGCGACAGAGAGTTTATAGAAAGATTACAGATTGTGACAGAGCTATCAAAAATATCAGATCATCTAGGCTTTACAGTAGTACGAGGCGCCAGAAAGTGTGAGGTAGATGCTAGAGTAGATAAAACTACTTATGATGATGTTCATATGGTCATAAAAATACCCACAAGTATGCCTCCAGAATCAGAACTAAAAGGCACAGTTAAGGAAAAAATTAACTTCTCGTATTCTCGGATATTATAAATACAAGTATGATGAAATTTAGCAAGTTTTTGAAAGAAGAAGCGGGTTCAGACGACAAGCTGAAACACCTAGAGCATGTAGAAGATCATGTTGTTCACGGTGGTTCGGATGGGTTCGCTCATGCTTTTCATACGTTGAACGGTGTTCACGACCAACTGAGAGGCGCAAAGAACAACACAAAGATTACTATGAAATACGATGGTAGTCCTTCTGTTGTCTTTGGCACACATCCAGAAACTGGTAAATTCTTTGTTGGTTCTAAATCTGTATTCAACAAAAATCCTAAGCTAAATTACACACCAGAAGATATTGAAGAGAATCACGGGCATGCTCCCGGTCTTGTTACTAAACTAAAAGCAGCACTTGAGCATCTACCAAAGATACATGACGGTAAAGGTGTCTATCAGGCAGATATTATGCATGCTGGTGATGTCAAGCACGAAGGACATCGTGTATCGTACAAGACAAACACAATCACCTATCATCATCCTGCTGATTCCGAACACGCACAGAAAGCAGTGAACTCTAAGCTAGGTGTTGCTGTACACACTGCCTACGAAGGCAAGAAGTTTGAGGACATGAAAGTCAAACAAGGTCATGTTCCTGAACTTAAAGATCACGAAGATGTACACCAGTTACCTATTCATCACGATGTGTCTAAGGCAGTGTACACACAGGCTGACCAATCTGAATACAAAAAGCATTTAGACGCAGCGGTTGAAGCATTTAAGAAGACACCGAAAGAGGCACATGAGGCAGTATCAAAGCATGTAACTCCTCTCAAAACTTACATGAACGCCACAGTAAGAGACGGCTCTACTCCTTCACATGAAGGCTTTGCTAAACATTACTCTACCGCAATGAAAAAGAAAGTCGCTGGTGTCAAGACAGACGCAGCAAAAGCAAGACATACTAAGACTCACGATGACACGATGAGTCATGTAAATAAGAACAAAGAACATATTGAAAGCGTCATTGCGATGCAGCAACACCTACAAAAAGCAAAAGGTGTGCTAACAAACGCTCTCAACTCACATAACACAATAGGACACGAAATAGCAGGCGCTCCTACAAATCCAGAAGGCTATGTTGTTCATCACAACGGCAAGCCATCTAAGTTTGTACACAGACACGAATTCAGTGCCGCAAACTTTGCGAGGGCAGGTGACTAATGGCTGACAAGCATATGGTATTCAGTTTCGGTCGATTCAATCCTCCGACTGCTGGTCACAGTAAAGTAGTTGACCACGTTATGAAAACCGCTGAAAAGCACGGTGCTGACCATAAAGTTATTGTCAGTCACTCACAAGACAAGCACAAGAATCCTTTGTCAGGACAGCACAAAGTTGACTATGTAAAACATATTCACCCAGACGCAAATGTGGAAGCATCAACAAAAGAGCATCCTCATTTCATGGCACATTTAGCCAAGATGCATAAAGATGGATACTCACATGTAACAATGGTTGCAGGTTCAGACAGAGTGGAAGAGTTTCAAAAACTCGCTGATAAATACAACGGCCCTAACGGTCAGTATCATTTCAAGCATCTCAAAGTAGTCTCAGCAGGACACAGAGATCCTGATTCTGAAGGCACAGAAGGCGTGAGTGGTACAAAGATGCGAGCACACGCAGGAAATAACGATTATAAATCATTCAAGGCAGGCTTACACCCAAACGCATCAGACGAACACGCTAAGAAATTATTTAATGCTACAAGAAGTGGCATGGGATTACAAGAAGGTCAAACTAGATTATCTTTTGGAGCATTTTTAAATGAACAGAGAAGCAGTATTTAATCAACTAAAAATAGATGAAGGCGTGGAGTACGAAATCTATGAAGATCACCTCGGCTTACCCACCTTTGGAGTCGGTCATCTTATCCTCGAAAGTGACGAGGAATATGGAAAACCAGTTGGAACTCCAGTTGACGAAGAAAGAGTCAGGGAATGTTTCGAGAGAGACCTTGATACTGCCATCGGAGAGTGTAGAACTCTATACGGAGAAGGGACATTTGGAGACCTACCAGACGAGGTCCAGCAGATCCTGGTTAACATGATGTTTAATATGGGACGTCCTCGTCTAAGCGGATTCAAAAAGTTCAATGCCGCAATAGAAGCAGGCGATTGGACAGAAGCAGCAAAAGAAGGTAGAGATTCACGATGGTACAATCAGGTATCTAATCGTGCTGAAAGATTAATGGTAAGGCTTGAGAACTTGGCAAGTTTAGATAGATAATAAAACGGAGAATAATAATGTTATCAACTGAGTTTCATCATCACGCATGTATCGCAAGACTAGCATATAAAGACCTAGACAAAGAAGTACGCAAAGAATGGAAAGCACTTGGCTTTACTAGTGTTAAGTTTTTTGACATCGAAGGCGCACAAGCGTATGTCGTTGGTAACAAAGACCGAATCACTGTAGCATTTCGTGGTACTGAGCCAACTGAGAAAAGCGATGTCTTTGCTGACTTAGAAGCAACTCACGAAAGAGGCTTTCACGAAGGGTTTTTTGAAGAGTACGAAAAGCTAGAACTTAAAGTACATGGCGAAGTAGCGAAACTCATGGGACGCAAGAAGCGTCCAGTCTATGTAACAGGCCACAGTCTCGGAGCAGCGATTGCTTCTATCTTCTGTTTTCACTATCCAGAAGCAGAAGCACTCTACACATACGGTTGTCCACGAAACGCAGCATGGTCAAAGGCAAAAGAACTGAAAGTTCCTCACTTCCGATGTGTGAACAACAACGACATTGTACCTAAAGTACCACCTGTGTTTCTTGGGTTCAAGCATCACGGTGAACTACACTACATCAACTTCTACGGCAATGTTCGTAAGATGACTTGGTGGCAGAGATTCAAAGATGGTTGGCGTGGTCGTAGAGCAGCTTGGAAAAATGGCACAGTATTCGACGGTGTTCGTGACCACAGCATGGATCAATACTGTAAACACCTAGAGGACAACGACTAATGTGGGTTCTATTAGTTAGAGCAGCTATTTCAGGCGTATTTGGTTCTGCTTTTGGTAAGTGGTTCTTGTCTACTCGTATGGGTAGATGGTTTCAAACAAAACTAGATACCTTCATGGAATATCTCGCTAAAAAATATGATATAAATATAGCAAAGAAAGAAGCTAAGTGGGCATCACAGTATCCCGGCCTAGCTAATAGAATCGAAAAATTAGAAGCATGGTCACATCCTCCTGTCGCTCCTGGTGGTGCGACAGAACTTATGGAAGAGATTGCTAAACTTCAAAAAGAATTAGACGCACTCAAGCCAAAGAAAACTCCTACTAAAAGGAAAACAAAATGAATTGGATTAAAAACAGACTCAAAGAAAGAACTACTCTTGACGGGGCTGCCTTAATTCTTATCTGCGGCAGTGTCATTGTTCTAGGTGGTATTGTAAAAATGGCAGCGTGGGCAGGTCTTGCTTACGGTATCTTCACTGCAATACGGGGAGAGAAATGAAATATTTCATATACAGTCCAATAGGAAGAACTGGCAGCAAAAGAATATTTGATCCTATAACTGAAACTTGTTGTAATGAAGCTGATAATAGAACTAGGTATTCTTTGACGTACGGCACTCTGTGGAAGTTGGGCGACGGAGAAACTGTGAAAATTGAAGGAGAAGCTGATATTGTTTCTACACTGGACAATACTGGAGATCCTATTGCTGTACATAGCCACAATGATATTATTCTTCCTACTGATGCTGAACCATGGACTTTTATTTTATCAGGAAGAAAAAGAAAAATAGATTCAGTTCTTAGCCGTTTGCTTGCAAATAAAAGCGGCTCGTCACATCCTATGAAATCAGCTAAAGAGGGATTCGAGGCCTTTGAAGCAGACTTAGAAGAAGTTGATTCTCTTATTGAATACTATATAGAAAAAGAATATGAGTTTGTAAATTCTGTAAAAGCATTGGGCAAAGAGCCCGTTGTTGTTTACATGGAAGATGATTTTGCTACTCTGCAAGAAAAAGTAGGAGTACAGTTTGACGAAAGCCTTGCAGTACATGATACACACACTAAAAGCATTTACAAGGCAGTAGATTATATTACTAACTATGATGCAATACAAGCAATGTATGACGAAAATCTATCAGACTATCAAACAAGATTTTTTTCGGACACGGAATAATGAAAACTTTTAAAGAATTTTTAGAAGAAGCGAAAGGCATGGAAGGCATGACGCAGAAGGGCGGACATAAACGACCTACTGATAAAGGTGCCGGTCTTACTCGTAAAGGGGTTGAGAAATATCGTAGACAGAATCCAGGTAGTAAACTACAAACCGCTGTCACTACACCTCCTAGTAAACTAGACCCTGATAGTAAAGCAGCTAAGAGACGCAAATCATTCTGTGCAAGATCACGTAGCTGGACCGGCGAACGAGGCAAGGCAGCCCGTAGAAGGTGGAACTGTTAATGACTAAAATCTTACTAATAATGCTGCTCACTTTTGGTGGTCTTGGATATCTTTACTATACTGATACTCAGGAGAGACTTGCACAACTTAGAGAAAACAATGCGAGACTTGAAATTGCAGCTCAAACTAGTCAAGATACAATAACAAAACTACAACAAGATGCGGCACAATTTGAGGCAGCAAATAATCAATTAAGAAGTCAACTAAATGAAGCAGAAGCATATTCAGATGATCTGCAAGCGAAGTTAAGAAATCACAACCTTACTGTTCTGACAGCACAAAAGCCAGGACTTATTGAAACAAGAGTAAACAGAGCAACAGCAAGATTGTTCGATGATATGGAGAAACTTACAGGAGCATTAAAAGATGATATTGAGAGTCTCGATATTTCTAGCACTTCTAATTAGTTTATCTAGCTGTTCCTTTTTAAGAAAGCCAGAAGAGGTTGTTGTAACTCAGGTTGAATATGCTCAGAGAATTGTGCCTATACAGCCAAGACCGAAACCAGTTACTTTATACGACATAGAATTTTATGCTGTAACAGATGAAAACATAGACGAATTTTTAGAGAGATTTGAAAAAAAAGAAGGATCTGTGGTTTTCTTTGCTATTAGTGTACCAGATTACGAAAATATTGCCCTAAATATGGGAGAGTTGAGACGATTTATTGAATCTCAGACAGCAATCATTGTGTATTATGAAGAAAATGTAAACAGAAAAGAAGATGAAGATAGTAATTAATAAATCATAGGAGCTTGAAATGAAAACTAAATTAACAATTCTACTAGTTTCTGCTATTCTTGTAGGATGTGCCTCTAGTCAATCAGAGTATTATGAGGCTATTCAAAAAACAGCAGAAGCAAATGCAGAAGCATCAAGAGCTAGATATGCAGCACTTGCTACAGTAGCACAGGGTGGCGATTCTGGTGCAGCAACAGCCGCAGTAATGGCAATTGCTCTCACACAAAATGCACAGATTCAGCCACAATATGTCGAAAGCACCGCTCTTTCTTGGGCTAAGGTTCTTGCTAATCCGATTGCATCAATTGGAATGGCATCAATTCAAGCTGGCGTAGCAAAGAATGCCTCAAACAATGCAGCACTTGTACAAATGTCTAGCTACGAAACAAACAAAGATGTACAGTTGGGACAACAAGGTATGATTACAGGTCTCGGCGCACAGTGGTCAGCAGCATCTGGTGTATCTAGTGAAGCAGTTGCAGGTCTTGCAACAGCAGGATTTACTGCATTGAATAACACAGCAGAACTTGGATTTACAGCTGGTACAACACTTGGAACTACAGGACTT